TAGCCGATGATAAATAGCCAGCTGTTCCAAGACCAATTACTGTAGAGGCAAGCTGAGAAGCAAAATAGCTTGTACTCACTAAGTTAGTAAGATTGGCAGTACTTATCAAACCTCCAGGAAGTGCTGTAGCTGTAGCCGAAGATAGATAGCCAGCTGTTCCAAGACCAATTATAGTCGATGTTAGTTGAGTATCAAAATAGTTTGTACTCACTAAGTTGGTAAGATTAGCAGTACTTACCAAACCTCCAGGAAGTGCTGTAGCTGTAGCCGAAGAAAGATAGCCAGCTGTTCCAAGGCCAATTAGAGTCGATGTTAGTTTAGCATCAAAATAGTTTGTACTCACTAAGTTTGTAAGATTGGCAGTACTTACCAAACCTCCAGGAATTAGAGTAGCCGATGATAGATAACCAGCTGTACCAAGGCCAATCACCGTTGAGGTAAGCTGAGAGGTAAAATAGCTTGTACTTACTAATCCTCCAGGAATAACAGTTGCACTTGAAAGATATCCAACAGTTCCTAATCCAATTACAGTGGATGTAAGATTTTCAGAACTAAGTGTAATCTGTGTAGTACCTGTATAAAAACTTCCATTGTATAGATGAATATTTGAATAATTCGTCGTAAGTGTATCTTGTAGAATTATAGTACTTCCACCAAGTGTCTGTGCATCTATGGCTCCTAAAATATTAAGATTTCCTATAGAATTTAATGAATCAAGAGGTATTGTCTGGCTTCCATAAACACTAGCAGCTAAAGTACCTGTAATATTCTGTGCATTAAGGTTCTGAATATAAGTACCATCTCCGTGAAATACTGTTTGCCCTACAATACCAATATCTACAGCATCTACATTTTGCGAATGTAGTGTATTCGCAAAAAAGGTGCCATTCACCGTACCAGATGAAAGAAAAATTTGTCCAGCTGAAATTGTATTTATTTGTAAATAATTATATTGTGTCGTGGAGAGAGTTGTTGATAAATAACCAGCAGTTCCAAGTCCAATTACAGTTGAAGTGAGTTGACTAGCAAAATAAGAGGTACTTACAAAATTTAGAAGGTTTGCTGTTGATATAATATTTGAAAATCCAAGAGAAGAGATATAACCCGCAGTACCCAATCCTATTACAGTAGAACCAATAGGAGAGCCTAGATTTATAGTTGAAATATATCCAGCTGTACCAAGGCCTACTACAGTTGATGTTAATTGACTTGTAAGATATGATGTAGATACTAAATTTACAAGATTCGCAGTTGATACATGATCCGCAAGATTTGCTGTTGAGATTATTCCTGATAAGTTAGCACTTGAGATTAAGCCTGATAAATTAGCAGTGGATACTATATTTGTCAAGTTCGCAGTTGATACTATATTAGTAAGATTTGCGGTACTTACTAAATTCGTCAAGTTTGCTGTACTAACCATATTCGCAAGAGCAGGGCTAGATACATATCCAGCAGTACCTAGGCCAGCAACACTAGATGTAAGAGAATCAATAAAATAATTTGTACTTACAAGTCCAGCAAGATTTGCTGTGCTAACTAAATTCGCAAGTGCAGGGCTTGATATATATCCAGCTGTACCTAACCCAGCAACAGTGGATGTGATATCACTTAATCGAATTGTGCCCTGAATTGTTGAGCCATTTAGATAAAGTGTTCCAGAACTAACTGTTAAAAATCCAATTCCACTTGTTGCCGAATCAATAAAATTTAGACTTGATACATATACATTTCCTGCGCTGATACTTTGTGTAGAAATACCTGCGGGATTTAGATATACATTTGAAGCAATACCAATCATAATATTATCACCATATGCATAGACCGTAGATACAGTGCTAAATGAATAAGCAAAATTATATACTTTTATATCACCAATTGCTGTAGATAAAGTTGATAGACCTGATGTTACAATTGTGCTCAGTGTACAAATACCACCAATGACTGATTGAGCTCCACCATCTTGTCCAAGAAATGTTGAAATTGATGATAATCCACTCGGAAGTATACCTGTCAGAGAACTAATTGCATTAATCGACGGAATTGTTAAAGGGTCAATAAATGCAGCTTCACCATTTATACCGGTTGTCAGTATATACTCAGGTTGAATTGGCACATTCGAGTTGGGCGATGCAGCAAATATGCGTCGCAAAGTAATAATATCCGTGTCATAAGTCTTGTGCTGACTCATTGTGGACACCCCTACTCTGGATTCATTTTATTTAGAAATTATTTACCGTGATAAATTCTGAAGAATCGTTGAAAAACTATCGAATTGTGATTGTAAATTGATAAATTGAATGGCTTGTCCCTGATTTGTCGAAATTTGCTGGTCAATAAAGGCATTTTGTCCAACAATTGTAGAGTTCTGTTGGTCAAGAAGACTTGCCATATATTTCGTGGCTCCAAAATGCGCCAGTTGAATTTGCTCGAAATTAACATAATAGATTGTACTGAAACCCTCCATAGATGTCTTATTTAGGAAGACTGATTTAGGAAATATTGTACTGAGTTCATCAGCAATAAATCCGAGTTGATGTTTATCCTGTTTAGCCTGAGCAAATGAGCTTACAAAACCAAAATGATGTAGAGGTGTGTCACGAAGCGTTGAATAACAGAGTTCTAGATTTGCATATGTTATATCTGTTTTAATGCGACGGTCAGAAGCAACCAAACCACCATTTACATAGTAACCAGTGCCACTTACATTTATATCCCCAGTTACATCTAAAGCATATGTTGGATTATTGACATTTATTCCAACATATTCACCAGTTGGAGCTATATTAAAACCAGCACTTCCAGGCACTGCAAATTGAAGTCCGCCTAAATTAATTTGTGTAATGGCATTTACAGTACCATTTATATTTAAGTCATTATTAATATATGCAGATCCATTTATATCTAGCGCATAACTTGGAGTATTACAATTGACGCCAATTCTTGCTGAAGTAATAATATTTCCATTTGCTTGTATATTTCCAATCGAACTTATAGCTCCCGCTGCATTTATATTTCTCGCTGCATTTATATTTCCATATGTACATATATTTCCAATCGAACTTATAAATCCACTTGTGTGTATATCCCCATTTACATCAAGCGTATACTGAGGAGCATTTGAGTTTATTCCTAAATTGGGCTTTAGAGTGAAACCATAACCATTTGCAAAAATATCAAATCCACCACTTATAATTGGTGTCCAGGTAAGTCCATCTGTACTTGTTTGAATATTATATAGAGCACCTCTTGTATCAGAATTACCAGTTACCACCCAATATGAGCCATTCCATAGGACAGAAATTCCAAAACCATTATATCCACCGTCACTTTGAAATCCACCACTTGTAATTGGTGTCCAGGTAAGTCCATCTGTACTTCTTTGAATTGTATAGGTAGAACCTCTTGAATCAGTACCAGTCGCAACCCAATACGAGCCATTCCATCCTACGCCACAAAAATTTTGCCCATTGAATCCGCCACTATCGATTGGTACCCAGTCAAGTCCATTTGTACTTTTTTGAATACTATAGGTAGAACCTCTTGTATCAATACCAACCGCAATCCAGTATGAACCATTCCACGCAATATCCAATGCAATAATGTTAAATCCACCACTTGTGATTGGTGTCCAGGTAAGTCCATCTGTACTTGTTTGAATATTATATAAAGCACCTCTTGAATCTTGACCAGCTGCAAGCCAATATGAACCATTCCAACTAGCATTAATAGCATTGTATTGACCACTAAAACTAAATCCACCACTTGTGATTGGTGACCAGTTAAGTCCATCTGTACTTTGTTGAATAGTATACGTAGGACCACTTGTAGTATACCCAGTCGCTATCCAATATGAACCATTCCATATTATAGATGATGCACCTTGATTAAATCCACCACTTGTGATTGGTGTCCAGGTAAGTCCATCTGTACTTTGTTGAATTGTGTAGAGAGTCCTTGAATCTATACCAACAGAAATCCAATATGAACCATTAAAGTATGCCCCTGTTCCAGAAATATTAAATCCACCACTTCTAATTGGTGTCCAGTGAAGTCCATCTTTTGTCGTTTGAATAGTATAAGTGCTCCCCCCTGAACTATTAGAACCTAATGCTATTCCAATTGAATAAGAATCTATATATATATTTGTATTTGAATTCGTGAGAACGCCAGCAGTACCGAGGCCAACTACAGTCGAGCCGAGTTGAGTTGCCAAATAGCTTGTGCTCACTAAATTTGTTAGATTGGCTGTGGAAACAAGATCTATTAGATTGGCTGTACTTATTAATCCTTCAGGCAGGATAGCAGCTGTAGCAGCAGACAGATAGCCAGCTGTACCAAGGCCAATTAGAGTGGAGCCGAGTTGAGTGGCAAAATAGCTTGTACTCACTAAATTTATTAGATTAGCTGTGCTTATTAATCCTTCAGGCAGGAAAGTAGCTGTAGCAGAAGAGAGATAACCAGCGGTACCGAGGCCAATTACAGTGGAGCCGAGTTGAGTGGCCAAATAGCTTGTACTGACTAACTTAGTTAAGTTAGCAGTACTTATTAAACCTCCAGGTATTACTGCCGCTGTAGCAGAAGAGAGATAACCAGCGGTACCAAGGCCAATTAGAGTGGAGCCGAGTTGAGTGGCCAAATAGCTTGTGCTCACTAAGTTAGTTAAGTTAGCAGTACTTATTAACCCTCCAGGTATGACGGATGCTGTTGCAGAAGAGAGATAGCCAGCGGTACCTAGGCCAATTACAGTGGAGCCGAGTTGTCTAGCAAAATAAGTTGTACTCACTAAGTTAGTTAAGTTAGCAGTACTTATCAATCCTCCAGGTATCACTGCCGCTGTAGCAGAAGAGAGATATCCAGCAGTACCAAGGCCAATTATGGTTGAACCGAGTTGAGTGGCCAAATAGCTTGTACTGATTAAGTTGGTTAGATTGGCTGTAGAAACATGGCCTATTAGATTCGCAGTACTTATTAATCCTGAAGGTAGCGTAGCGGATATGGCAGAAGAGAGATAGCCAGCAGTACCGAGACCAATTATGGTTGAACCGAGTTGAGTGGCCAAATAGCTTGTACTGATTAGATTAGTAAGATTGGCTGTAGAAACATGGCCTATTAGATTAGCTGTACTTATTAATCCTGAAGGTAGTGCAGCGGATGTAACAGAAGAGAGATAGCCAGCAGTACCGAGACCTATTACAGTGGATGTAATATTATTTATATTTACAATATTTGTAGTATTTAATTGTAAATTTCCATTTGTAACCGCAAGTAGATTTTTAACACTTGTGGCTGTATCAACAAATGTTATACTTGAGGTTCCAACATTTGCAGTACTAAAAAAAATCGTTGAAAAATATTCTGGACTTAAGATTTGGTATTGAACATTTACAATATTTGTACTTCCATTAACAATACTTAATGTCGATACACTACTTATATTATATTGATATGTACTAGTATTATACGTATAATACACGGTTCCTGACCCTACAGGAGTTCCATTAAAAGCAAAGATACCATTTGTTACAGTTAAATTATTTTTTGTTTGATTCGCTGAATCTATGATTGCTAAAGTGTTTCCAGTAATTGTTCCATTTATACTACTTACATATCCAGCAGTCCCAAGACCTACTATAGTAGAGCCAAATTGAGTGGCCAAATAGGAAGTACTCACTAAATTGATAAGATTAGCGGTACTAATAAGACCTGTCAAATTCGCAGTCGACACTAAATTAGGAGGAAGTGTAGTAATACCAGCTGAAGAGATATATCCAGCAGTGCCAAGACCAATTATAGTTGAAGCTAATTGACTCGTAAAGTATGATGTACTCACTAACCTACTCAGATTAGCAGTCGATACTAAATCAGGAGGAAGTGTAGTAATACCCGCTGAAGAGATATATCCAGCAGTGCCAAGACCAATTATAGTTGAAGCTAGTTGACTCGTAAAGTATGATGTACTTACTAAGTTAGTTAAGTTTGCAGTTGATACTAATCCGCCAGGAATCACTGATATTCCACCTGTTGCAGACGAAAGGTAGCCTGCTGTTCCAAGGCCAATAACTGTACTTGCTAGATTATCGGATGTTATACCTCCACCACTACCTGTGGCCGTAATTCTAACTATTCCAGTTCCACTTGTCGGATTTAATAAAATATTCGCACCTGCTAGAATTTGTGTAACTCCAGCCAACCCAGCAACACTTGTCGATACGCTGCTCGGAATATATTGATAAATAAGTGTACTCAGATTTTGAGCACTGTTTGTAGAAATTACTGTAATCACTGCTGAAAGAGTACTTGGACCTATGGCCCCAATAGCAGGGACACTCAACGGATCTACATATGATGCTTCACCATGTGTCATAGTAGCTAAAATATTTCCTGATGGAATCGGAGTATTCGTACCAGGTGTAACAGCAAATATACGACGCAGAGTAATTATATCTGTGTCGTATGTTTTTCTCGATGACATCTCCTCCTATAAACAAAGTTTTTATCTTGATACTAAAGTACCCACTGCAGTTGAGAGATTAAGTATATCTGTTTTGAGTGACTCAATATTGGCATTCTGACCAACAATCGTTGAGTTCTGTTGTTCAAGAAGACTTGCCATATATTTAGTTGCGCCAAAATGCGACATTTGAATCTGTTCATAATTAACAACACTTATTGTACTAAATTCACCTACTGATACAGGACGTGTGTGAACAGATTTGGGAAAAAGTGTACTTAATTCATCGGCAATAAATCCAATCTGATTTTTATCGATTTTATCTTCACAAAATCCTGGAATAAAACTGAATGAGCGCAGAGGTAAATCAAGTATATTTGAATAACAGAGTTCAAGACTTGCACTACTTATATTTGTTTTAATACGTCTATCTGATGTATATGTGACTCCATTTGCCAAGAGAGCAATGCTAGCATTAATTTCACCACCTACATCCAATTGAAATAACGGGTTTGTCTTATTTATACCTACAAAATTTCCCACAGCAATACTATTTATACTACTAACACTATCATGTGTTCCTGAATTATTAATTGTGAGTGTATTATTAATTACAAGCGCATTACTTAATGGAAGTAATTGATTACCAGGTTTAATATAGAGTGGGATTGATTGAGGTAAGATGACAAGGTTTGATTGTTGATACGAATAGGTTATATTAGATGAATAGGCAATTCCAAAACCAGATGAAAATTGAAACCCTGATACTGGACTCCAATCGCTCAAACTAGTTGCTTTCAAAATTGTATTACTACCAGTATTTCCAAGGGCAAACCAACTTGTACCATCCCACATAAGTCCTCTTACAGCATCAGTTGTAATTCCAGTATTTGCTGTCCAATTCATTCCATCCGTGCTATATAAAATAGTGTGTGCTGTTCCTCCTACTCCTGCAACAAAATAGGTTCCATTCCAAATAACAGAAAGGACTGTTGTAGGTGTTCCAGGTATAGGATTTACATTAACTGTAGTTATATTTCCATCTGAATCAATTGTGCCATATTGAATTGGTCTATTTCCACCTTGCTTTGTACCTACAATAATCAAAAAAACTCCATTCCATGCCATTCCATAGATTATAGTTAAATTAGAAACAGCACCTGCTCCTATCCAGGAAAGACCTGTATCACTCCTTGTTATAGCATTTGACCCGCCACCACTGTCTCCTCCTACAAACCAATATTTTCCATTCCAGATTACACATCTAGCATCGGTTGGACCTGATATACTATCAAATCCTGTCCATGTTGTACCATCTGAACTATATTGAATAATACTAGTACCAGATCCAACTGCAATCCAAAGACTTCCATTCCACGCAACTGCTATACCACCACCTGATGCTGGATTTGTGTAAAACCCACCTTGTGTTGCATTTCTAAAATTGTTTCCATCGTAACTGTATTGGATTGGATTTTCTCCATAGCCAACTGCGACCCACATTGAACCATTAAATGCTATACCACGTCCACCATATCCTTCTCCTGTAGCAAATCCACCTGATGCTGCATATGAATTAAAATTCTGACCATCGGTGCTTCTTATAATTGTATGGGTAGAATCAGATCTATCCTCTCCTACAGCTATCCATAGATTACATGTTGAGTTTGGAATATTTACATTAGATATAACCAGAGTACTTAAATAACCAGCTGTGCCTAATCCTACCACTGTAGATGTTAAACGAGATGTTAAATAGGTTGTACTCACTAAATTTGTTAGATTTGCAGTACTCACCAATCCACCTGGAAGCCTGACACTACCTCCAGTAATTGCTGCACCATTGAGTTGCAGAGTTCCACCATTTACGGCTAAAAGTTGTACTGTATTCAATGTAGTATCAATAAAATTAATGGACGATGTAAAGACTGTACCTGTACTTAGACTCTTGCTATTGAGTGAACTAAGGTAGCCTGCGGTTCCAAAGCCTACAACCGTTGAACCAAGTTGACTCGCCAGATATGAAGTACTAACTAAATTTACCAAATTTGCAGTACTGACTAACCCAGTAGCATTAATTGATCCACCGCTAGTTACACTGCTAATATATCCAGCAGTTCCAAGACCTATCACTGTACTTGTAAGAAAACTTGTATTTACATTGACTGTTACATCACCCTGTGTTCCACCACCTGAGCCTGTTGGACCTAATACAATATTACTACCTGCTTGGATAGAGTTTACAAGAGAAGCTCCACCTATAATTCTCACGCCATTCAAATATAATGCACCATTTTCAGAATAGAGATTTTTTTGTAGCTTACTATATGTATCAATTAATGTAAAACTTGATGTTGTCACATTTGTTGTACTTACAATCTGCGTAGTCAGATTCGATGTTACAAGTGTACTCGCATTTAATCCAATATAGACTGTATTATTTAGATAATCTGGTGTAAGACTAATTTGCCCTGTTCCAGCCAATGTAAGAATTGAAGAGTAATTATTTGCGTTGAGTGTAGTTGCTCCACCAAGTGAAGAAATAAGTGAAGCTGGTTTTGTAGGTGTAGAGAGGTTCGGAAACACCTTCAGACTTTGGAAACTATTCAGTGTTGTACTAATTGGCTGACCATTTGCCGTAAAGGTCAGCGTATTTGTGACTGGATTTGCTTGAAGACTAATTCCACCTGCGCCTGCAAAGTTTAAAGTAGGTGTTGTCACATTGTTTGAAAAACCATACAGGCTATTTCCACCTACAGTATTAATCTGATTGAAGCCCTTTGAATAGATATACATCTGATTTGTACCAGCGCCTTGAACAAAACCGATACCGCCACCTTGGCTGAGCGTAAATGTATTATAGGGTGAAGTCGCCGTAAAGGTTCCAGCGTCCGTAACAATTTGATTGAAGCTCGGATTGTAACCGAGTGTGCTAGGAATCGCCCAGTAGGTTCCACCTGCACCATCTGCAGTAAGTACAGTCATAGCAGGAACTGCCATATTTGTCGAGGTCCTCGCATATACCCTACGAAGGGTTATTTCATCTGTATCATATGTTCGCTTATGCATTCCCTACTCTAAGGCATATTTTGAACTGAGACAAATACGGAGTTCGTAGAACCAAAGAAAACAGTTGCATTTGAATTTAGAAATCCTTGTGTTGTATTCAGTGTTACAGCATTCGGAAGATAGTGTCCTAGCACAAGTGGTGCATTTGGATAGAAACTCTGCAGTACAGAACCTGGAATACTCATTTTGATAGTCGGTGAAAAGTAGTTACTTATACCTCCATAGAGGCCACCCGCAGTTCCACTGTTATAGTTTGTAGGAAAGAACATTGTCTGAAACATCTGACTGCTCAGATAATTACTATTGCCAGTTACTCCACTCTGAAGAAAACTTGACATGTAAATTGGCACAGGAGTTTGAGGAAGCGCAAGTGGACTAAACATAAAATTTCCAAGAACTTCAATATTTACTGTAGCTTTTGATGTAATTAAAGAAGAAAAAGAATCAAGTTGTAGATTTGCTGTTGTAAAGGCGATTGGTTGTGTTCCTGCGGTCCATTGAGGTGCCAAATTTCCATTTGAACCTTTATAAATTAATGTTGACTGAAGAAAGGAACTCAGATAAACTAAACTTCCTAAACTACTTACAGTGAGTGTATTTCCAGAACCTTGAAGATAAAGTGTATTCGCATTTACAACAAAAAAACTCTGTTTTAATGCAATCACCGAACTCTGTAATTGTGAAGAGGAAATATATCCAGCCGTTCCAAGACCATTGAGCGTACTTGTTAGAGGTGAATCAAATAAAGTGGTATTGGCTGTTACGGTAACTGTACCTGTGCCAACAGTTGGATTTATTGTGATTCCCGCGCCCGCAACTAGTTGAGAAACACCTGCTGTTGTACTAGGTCCTGATGCGAGAGCTCCATTAAAGAGTAGTTTTCCACCACTCACATACAATAGACTTGGTAGACCTGCATTTACATTTGGTGCTACAGTTATATCTAAAAATGTAATGGATGATGTATTAATTGTTCCTGTGCTAACATATCGCGTATTAAAGCTAGATAAATACCCCAATGTACCCAACCCAATAAGACTACTTGTTACCTGAGTATTAACAAATGGTGTACTGAGTAAGCCAGTTAAATTTGCTGTACTCACAAGATTTGTCAAATTGGCTGTACTCACAAGATTTGTCAAGTTGGCTGTACTGATTAAATTTACTAGATTAGCCGTACTGATGAGTCTTGTTAAATTAGCTGTACTCACAAGCCCAACTAGATTCTGTGTACTTACAAGTCCACTCAGATTTGGACTACTCACCAAGTCAGTTAGATTTGCCGTGCTTACTAAATCTGCTAGATTAGCAGTGCTAATAAGTCCACTTAGATTTGCTGTGCTGATAAGACTAACTAGATTAGCAGTACTTACAAGTCCAGCAATATTTACTGTAGAGAGATATCCAACTGTGCCGAGCCCAATTACTGTTGATGTCAAATTTCCTTTACTTACATCTCCTGTAATGGAGGCTCCATTGACTTGAAAGATACCATTTGTCACAGCAACAAGTTGTTTTACACCTGTTACTGTGTCCATGAAATTAACACTTGATACTCCAATTACACCTGTACTTAACGAACGACTATTCAGACTACTAAGATATCCTGGAGTTGTACCTAGGTTTATAATAGTATCTCCAATACTTGTACTGAGAGTTGATATATTGCCATTAATGTAGTAAAAGGTTCCGACAGAAAGTGTAGAATAAAAAGTTGCTGTACCATTTACTGTGAAACTACTAATGCCCCCACTGCCCTGAGAATTTATTATGCCTTGAATATATCCAAATAGATTTGATGATGTGCTTAATAGATTATTTGCCGAAATATAAGAAGGATTATAAATAAGATTTGAAAAACTATTTAATTGTGCAGTACTAACATATCCAGCTGTGCCAAGTCCTATTACAGTACTATAAAGACTTGTAGTGCTCACATAGCCGTTTGTACCAAGTCCGTTTACAGCTGCAGTCAGTGTGGCACTACTTACATATCCAGCTGTTCCAAGCCCAGCCACTGTACTATACAGGCTCAGACTGCTCACATATCCATACGTTCCAAGGCCTTGAAGACTACTGGCAAGTTGAACAACACTTAGACCTGAGCCAACTACAGGGGCTCCATCAACATAGAGTCCACCATTTGTAATTGTAATATTATGACGATAAGGATTATTAGTAGGTGTTGTATCCAACATCCGTATATTTGAAATGCTTACGGTACTCATGTACCACGCCATACTTTCCCATTGAAGACCACCAATTCCATCCGCTGTAAGAAACCAATTTGTACTGATTGGAATATTTGTGTTAGGATCAAGTGCAAAAAGTGACCGGAGGACCGTTAAATCCATGTCATAGCCCTTTTTGTTGTACAAGCGAGGATCCATCGCGCTACTACCTTCTACTAAGAATCACTCCATCATTCAGAAGCGCCGCGAGATGACTGGCAACGGTGGTCTATTACAACTCGTCGCAGTTGGAAAACAAGATGTTTTCTTGACGGGAAACCCTCAGATTACATGGTTTAAGTTTGTTTATCGTCGTCATACGAATTTTGCTGTTGAAGCTGTTGAAATGTATTCAGACAATGAAGTTGATTTTGGAAAAAAGATAAGCTGGCTCGTTCCTCGGAGTGGAGATTTACTTGGACCCTGTATTTTAGAGATTACACTTCCTACACTCCATCTTTCCACTACGGATGAGGCCGTTGCCTATGTAAATTCTATTGGTCATGCTCTCATTCAAGAAATCACAGTTACCATTGGTGAACAGGAGATTGACCGCCAGACTGGAGAATGGATGGAGATCTGGTCAAATCTCACAACAACTGAATCACAGAAGTTTGGATTCTGGGATATGATTGGCAAAGTTGACGGATACTCTCAACCTACACTTATTGGACCACTCAAACTCTATGTACCCCTTCAGTTCTGGTTCTGTAAGAATCCCGGTCTCTATCTTCCATTGCTAGCTTTACAATATCATCCTGTCCGGATTAATATTACATTTAGACCTCTACAACAGTGCTTCTGGACACCAAATGTTATTAAAGACTGTACAGATATCACTGTAAAGCCTGCACATATAACTGAGTGTACAATGTGGGGTGATTTTGTCTATCTTGATGTGGATGAGCGTAGGCGTTTTGTAAGTACAGCACATGAATATCTAATTGAACAGGTTCAGTATACATCAAAAATTTCAATTCCTCCCAGCTCACAGTCAATTCCTGTACCCATTGAGTTTAATCATCCTGTTCGTGAATTTATCTGGGTACTTCAACGCCAACAGGTTATTGATAATAAGGAGTGGTTTAACTTCAGTAGTCTAAGTGTCAATGAAACGGGAACCCGTACAGACATTCTATCAAATGCTGTTCTCCAGCTGGACGGATTTGACCGTTTCCAAGTTCGCGATGCCACCTATTTCCGCCTTGTTCAACCGTGGCAACGCCATACAACTATTCCATCCGATGACTACATCTACTGCTATAGTATTGCTCTTCGTCCTGAGGAACTACAGCCAAGTGGCTCAATGAATGCTAGTCGTATTGACAGTATTGTACTTCAAATCATGACCAATCAGACAACAGTTCCCGCTTTGGGTAACTGCACCGTTCGGGTCTATGCTACGAATCACAATGTTCTGCGTGTTGTGGATGGATTCGGCGGAGTACTCTTCACAATTTAAGGTATCTATAAAATTGAAACAATTATCTGCCTTCATTGAATGATAACAGATAATGGAGCATGATTCAATCACACAGCAAAGAGTTCGACGGATTGGCCGTAAACTGATTCAGGACTATTCATTTGAGCGATGGTGGATTCCAAAGGCGAGTGAATCCTTTGAGAAAGACTGTGATTGGACTGAGCCTGAGGTTATGTATGATGAATTTGAGGACCTATGGCTTCTGTTCTGGAAACATGGATTTGCCCTACAGAACTTTGAACTCTATCCGCAATCAAACGGAACTTTCGTTCTAACAAATTTCAGCGAGTTTGGATTCCGAATGACATCAGGCCCCGTCTCCATTCGTCTACCCGACCCCACACAGAACCTTTGTGATTTCTTCAAGGCGCCATGCTTTCCATCTGAATTCTTGACTCATCTCCGAGCCAAGGGATTTGAAGTGCCTACGGATTGTTTGCCTAGCACAAAGACGGATACAGATTAGTAGGGATGTCTTTCCTAGGTTCATTTGACCATACATCCGCGAAGTCATGGGGAGGGTCACAAATCTCGCCGACTCTCTTCACTTTTATTACAATTATTGGTGGGTTTTTTGCACTCGACCATATTCTTTTACGGTCACCGCGCACGGCGGCACTCAAAGTGATGGTCAATCTACTGGGCCTCGGATTCTGGTGGATTTATGACATTGTCCAGACCTTTGCCGAATGGGATTCTATAGAAAAATACGGTCTCTCTGTTCCGTATTTTGGGCGACCTGGTCTTGGTGCGGGAATTTTCACGGGTGGTGCGTCAAGTCCAGCACCCGATACTGTGCCAAGTCCATTTTTCTTTCTTCTCTATGTTGGATTCCTGGGCCTCCCCTTTGGACTCAGTCATTTCGCAGCAGGTGATTTTATGGGTGGACTCGTGATGTTATTATTTACATTGAGTGGTATACTTTCTGTCTTTTCATTCTTATGGATAGCCTATTCTGGACTCTATCTGCTCTATGATACAAAGTCGCTCTTTGTTGATGGAACACCTCGATTCTTCCCTTCAACTATCTACATGAATCAAACAGGTGCCGCTGGAAATGTCATGACACCGACAGCATTTGAAAAGATGAAATCTGAACAGACTCTCTTCAGTATTGTTACGGGACCTTTCGCTCCTTTCTTAGGACCCATTCGCGCAGCACTTGGCCTTGTCGTAGATACAAAGTGCGCCGTTGAAAAGGTGATTCCGCCTGTGATTGATGCCGTACAAAAAACAATTCCACCGGCCGTGGCCGCTGTAAAGAGCACGGCGGCACTGGCTGCAAAAGCACCTGAACTTGCTGCAACGGCAAGCTCAATTTCGGCATTTACGGACCCCGCAAAACTCAGAGCTGCTGCTGGTCAAACAGGTGGGGCCTTAGAAGCTGCTGGCAATCTAAGTTCCTATGTATTCTTTGGCACGGCACTTGTTGTTCTGGTAGGTGCTCTTGGCCTCACATGGGCGCGATTTACACCGTCAAATAAATCCTCCAAACAAGCAAACGATGTCCCACCCGACGTACACAATGACACCCCTCCCGGATCATAAGTATTTCGAGGCCCTTATCGCCCGTGGAAAGGATGAGCGCATTAAGGTAATGCCGAAATATGTGGTCGTTTATTTCACTGCGGAATGGTGCGGGTATTGCCGTGACCTTGACCTCAAGAAGATAACTGACACTTTTCCCATGGTCACTTTCTTCAAGTGTGACATTGACCAGAATAAGTATACACCTGGCTACTGCCAAGTCTCAAAGATTCCGACCTTTATCTCAATTCAGGACACTGAATTCCTAGATAAGATAACCAGTGCTGATACGGGAAAAGTGATGAACTGGATTAACTCTGTCTTTATTAAGTAAATGGCGCTTGACTATGCCATTGTGGGTGGAGGTATTGCGGGTCTCTATGTAGCTCGCGAACTTGCCAAACGCAATCCAAAAGCGAAGATCTCAGTGTTTGAAAAATACAGAGTTCTTGGAGGTAGAGTCTTGACATTTCACGACAAGAATCTACAATGGGAGGAGGGAGCAGGTCGTATTCATGAGAGTCATACAATCACACGCGGACTCATTAAAGAGTATGGGCTCCATGAGATACCTATCTCAGACGAATCAGCTTGGGTAAAAACCTATGGCTCCCCTCTACTGCGCAATCCATTTGAAGACAGCTTGAGGACATGGCTTCCACTTGTAAAAATACTGCCTCAGGAAATTCTTGCGACTCATACACTCTACGAAGTTCTCGAAGGTATTTTTGGATCTTCAAAGGCCAAGGCCTTCACGGACCCTTTCCCGTATCGCGCAGAACTCTGTACACTACGCGCTGATTTGGCGCTCAATAGTTTTATACATGAAATGGGCGCTCACCAGAAGTTCTCTATATGCAAGGAGGGACTCGACACTCTAATTGGTGCCTTGGCAAAGGAGTGCAAATCAAGAGGTGTTACACTCAATACGCATTACACATTGGAGAATCTGGCTCCTGAACATGATGGAACAATAAGCCTCTGGTTCAGCACAGGCAGTCCAAGTTTACGTGATACACGCAAAATTGAAACTATTACAGCCCATTCTGTACTCTGCGCTCTTCACGCGGATGCGCTTCGAAAAATCCCAATTTTCAAGCCACTTCCCCTATTAAGCTACGTAAAGATGGAACCACTCCATCGCATCTATGCAGTCTTTCCTCCTGGAGCAAATGGCAAAATCTGGTGTGAAGATATTCCTAAGTTTGTCACACAGACACGACTTCGCTATTTTATTCCTATTCGGCCCGACAAAGGTATTGTAATGATCTCCTATACAGATGCTGGCGATTCAATTGTCTGGACAAATATTGCCAAGGGTACGAAACCGATTGCGGAGCAGGTCCTAGGAAAAATACTCACCGATGAATGTCGTAAACTCTTTCCAGATAGAGAGATTCCCTATCCGACGACTGTCAAGTCGCACCCATGGGAATCAGGTGCTACCTACTGGACACCCGGCCTCTATGACCCGTATAAAGTTAGTAAAGAGAGTCTTCGGCCATATAATGACCTACCAAATCTCTACATCTGTGGTGAAAGTTTCTCTATGAAACAGGCATGGATTGAAGGTGCACTTGAAAATACCCGTGCTCTACTTAGAATCATATGAACACTCATATTGTCTTATCGCTTTTCCACATTTTTTTTGTGGTGCCCTTTTTTCTCTATGTCGGCCTTCAACGGTCTGCTACGCCAAATGAAATCTTTACAACTCTTTTAGTTCTCGGTATTGTGCTCACACTCTATCATGGCTACAAGGCGTATGTTCGTTTTGTCAATGCATCCCCCTTCATGTATGTGAACCTTATTCACGCACTGCTTATTGGACCGCTTTTGATTATGATTGGCCTAAAAGGAAAAAATACAGAGACCCCGTATTATGAACTGCTACTCATGCTCACCTTTGCAGCAGGTGGCTACCATCTCTACAGTCTTGTACAACAGATGAACAATCTGAGAGATGATTAACCAACGGTAAGGACTTCATCTAGATGAGGAATAGTAATCCCCTGGATACTGTCAAGGCACTTGCCTGCATGATAGTAAAACGCAGTGCTGCTCTTGAAAGTCTTTTGACACTCGGTACATGTAATTTCATTGCCTGTACCGTCCTTCATATCATCCAAATAATGACGACAGTGCTTCCGAGTAAAGTGGATAATACGATTCGCAAAACTCTGAGACTCAAATTCACAGCAGGGACACTGATACTTTTCAACTTGGTCATTATCTACATGACGTGCACGCGTATGTAAATCTAGAATCTGCTTTTGTGAGAATCGTCGGTCACATACATCACAGATAAAGGGCAATTCACCCGAATGCTTGGCCTTATAATGCATATGCATTGTACTCTGCTTTGCAGTTGTCTTATCGCAGAATTTACAGACATAGTCACCCTCCTTATTCTTGAAATACTCGAAACGCTCTTTTGACATAGTATATTTGTAGTATTGTTTGAGTGGGTTTGAAGTTTCAAATTTTTACATTGCTTTACTACTTTAAGGCTATCACAATAAACTATCAGCGAATGAGTGTTACTATACTAACACTTGTGATTGGTGAAGACTATCGTAAGGGTCTTGCTGAGGCCCTCCAATCAAAGGTTGACTATGCGAAGAAACATGGATATACATACATTCAGGGTGGAGAAGAGTCCTGGGACCGTGAGCGACCAATTCCGTGGTCAAAGATACCGTTTGTTCTTGCGGTTATGAAGGGCCTTCCTGAAGGGGCACTTCTCTGGTTATCTGATGCGGATGTCTACATTACAAATCCCACGATTCGACTTGAGGACTGTATGATTCCACTACTTCCTGCAAATAAGGATTTATTAATGACACTGGATGCATGTGGGCATATTAATTCTGGCAATATTCTCTTCCGAAACACGGCATGGATGCGTGCTTTCTGGGAGAAAGTGTGGCAGCGAACTGACTATTTGTATCATGTTTGGTGGGAGAATGCAGCGATGATTAAGGTACTTGATGAAAATCTGGATGACTTTGAAAAAACGGAGATTACGGGGTACCATAAGAAGTTTAATGCGTTTCTTCGAGGCCTTGAGGGGCAGCCACTTTGGGAACAGGGTGATTTCCTGGTGCATTTTGCAGGTGTCTATGACCCAAAGGAGATAGGTGCCCTAATTTTACAGATTCGTAATGGGCAGACACCCCGACTCCAAATGTAATCTCGCATAGACTCGATTTGCCTTCTGCTTCACAGAAATATAGAGTCTTAGTAGAAATGCCCCAAGTCCAATCAAGTAAGTTAACGGATAATCAACTTCAACTTGCTCCTGCGGATTATGGATATACTGTGAAAGTAGTTGAGGGAACCGCCTCACCTGTATTAAATGGCAAGACAGTAACAATTGGCCCTGAGCATGAACTTAAAATCTCAGTTACAACTCAATCTGCAAGCAATTCAAATGTAGAGGGTGGTAAGCGTAATCGTAAGGAAGCCAACAAGACGCGCAAGAATAAGCAAGAGGGTGGCAAGCGCAAGCTGAGTGGCTACATGAAGTTTGCCAATAAGGTGCGCCCGCAAATCATGAAGGAGAATCCTGGCATGCCGATTCCTAAACTCGGCAGCGCAATTGGTGCCAAGTGGCGTGCGCTTTCGGATGCTGAGAAGAAGAGCTATGCGTAGATTTTTATCTAGCCATTGAATATAGAATGGACGCTTCTAAGAAGACTCTACTTGCTGGCGGTGGTCGTACACGCAAGAACCGTAATCGCATGGAGGGTGGTGCGAAGATGGCATCTGGTTCCAAGGCCCAGGTGTGGCATGGCACGGCCCGCCACACGTCCGGCGGCCTGACCAAGAAGGACCTGATGCGTCACAAGGGCAAGATTGTGAGCCGCCGCAAGCATGCCGCTGGCCTGAAGGCGATCCGCAAGCTGCGTAAATTAGGCTATGTCGCCAAGAAGGGCACGTTCAAGCTTTTCAAGAAGCAGCGTGGTGGCACTATCCCGTGCGAGGATTGGGAGGCGCAGGGCTTTGCGAGCAAGCGGGATTGTTTGGAAGCGCAGTAAATAAATTTTATTATTAAATCTCTATACTGAACTAAATCTTCTGGTTAAGTATAGAATACAATGAATCTGACCACGACTCTCTTCACGACACTGCTGTTCGTTCTCCTGACGCCTGGCATGC